TCGGCTTTGACTTCTAACCGATCGGTCGATCGATTTGGCCCGCCATGTGCGGGCCTTTTTTTTGCCTGCCGTTTTACCGGTTAAACAGGCCCCGGCCCGCCTCCCCCGGGCGGCCTGATTCGTACCGCGCCCCGTGGTGCGTGATCCATTGGCCCCGGCGCATGGCCCCCGGTCCGCGATTCGCCGGCCGTGATCCAAGGCCCGCGCCCCGTGGACGTTTGTGTTTTTAAAAACGTGGAAGTCATTTTGGGCCGTTTTTTAACTTCCAAGGTCCGCGAATATTGGCCCCCGGTCCGCGCAGCATGGCCCCCGGGCCCGGGTCCCCGGCTCGGGTCCCCCGGACAATAGAGGCTAACAACAATGCACAGGGATCGACGCCCCGGCGATTCCAACGCGGCCGTTGGGTAAAAAAAACAAAGCGTGTAAAGGTGCAGGTTTCACGCAAACAATTCACAATAAAAACCAACGAAGTACCAAGGGCCTTTAACTGTGATAAAAAAGTGCTATATTTGCGTCCCAAGTCCACTCTGATATGGGATTTGATGCATGGCTAAAGAGGCAGGAAAAGTTGAAACGCGTGGCCGCCCGCGCGTAACGGAAAATAGTCGGCTAACCGGAAAGCAAGTGAAGTTTGTCGAGTTGGTTGCGACGCGAGAGGGTCAGGATACGCTCCGTAATCTGGCCGCAGAGGCGGGATTCAGTGTCAAAGGTGCGCACACCCGTGCGTATGAGATGTTAAATCCGAACAAATCACCGCATATTGCGAAGGCGCTGCGTGAGCGGCGACGTGAGTTAGCGGAGAAGTACGAGGTTAACTACTCGCGACACATAAGAGATCTGCAACGAATACGTGACGAGGCTCTGGAAGCCGGGGCGTACAGTGCTGCGGTGCAGGCTGAGAAAGCACGGGGCTTGGCCCAAGGTGACATCTACGTCAACAAGAGTGAAGTTCGTCACGGGTCGATTGACCAGATGTCGAAAGAAGAGGTTGTGAAGGCGTTGAACGAGTTGAAGGCCCAGTTGGGTGAAAAGGTAATCAATGTCGAAGCGGACGGAGTCGAACTTCTGGAAGACGTTAAAGTCCAACATTGAGAAGCTGGACTCGGACGTGGTGCTGACTCGCATTGAGAACAGTCAGACGCCGGGTATACCGGATTTATTGTTGATGGACCGTAACAAGCGGCTGCATATGATCGAGTTGAAGGTTGCGAAGGGCAATCAGATCAAGTTGTCGCCGTTTCAGGTCAGTTTTGCGGTTCGGCATCAGGGCAGTAATTGCTGGGTATTGGTCCAGCGTTGGCGGCCCTCGGACACACAAGCGGAGTGTTTATTGTATTCAGCAGATCAAGTGATGGATGTATCGGTGAAGGGCATGCACGCATCGCCGCCGAGTTTGACGTTTCCGTGCTCGGCGGGCTATGAGCCGCTTGTTGAGTATTTGAGTCAGGGACCCCTATGAGTCTCTCTTTGGATTCGACCACGGATGTTCAGAAATTACGTTTGGAGTTGCGTCTGAAGCAACTTGAGCGTGTGGAATCCTGCCAAAATAATTTTTTACCATTTGTAAATTCTATGTGGCCGCAGTTTATTGCGGGTCGGCATCACTATTTGATTGCTGAGAAGTTGGAAGAGATCGCGAATGGGACGTTGAAGCGGTTGATAATCAACATGCCCCCGCGTCATACGAAGAGTGAGTTTGCGTCTTTTTTGTTTCCGGCGTGGATGATTGGTCGTAATCCGGCGATGAAGATCATACAGGCGACGCATACGACCGAACTTGCGGTGAACTTCGGTAGGAAGGTCAAGAATCTTCTGGAGCAGGACGATTATCAGGAGATATTCGATAATACGGTCTTGTCGGTGGACAGTAAGGCGTCAGGGCGCTGGGACACGAAATCCGGTGGTATGTATTACGCGGTGGGTGTCGGTTCGAACTTGGCGGGCCGTGGTGGTGATTTGATCATTATTGACGATCCGCACTCGGAGCAGACGGCGATGTCGGCGAGCGGGTTTGAGAATGCGTGGGAGTGGTACACGGCGGGTCCCCGGCAGCGTTTACAGCCGGGTGGGGCGATCGTTCTGGTACAGACGCGGTGGTCTGAGAAGGACATGACGGGCAATTTGATCCGTCAAATGACTAAAGACCCCAATGCAGATCAGTGGGAAGTCGTTGAATTACCTGCAATTTTGCCATCTGGCGAGCCCACTTGGCCTGAGTTCTGGAAGAAAGAGGAGTTGGAGTCGGTCAAGGCGTCGATACCGCCGTACCAGTGGAACGCGCAGTATCAACAGGCGCCGACGTCCGAGACGTTGGCTATATTGAAGCGAGAGTGGTGGCGTTTTTGGGAAGGTGCGTCGATCCCGGACCTGCAGTATGTAATCCAAAGCTACGACACGGCGTTTTCGAAACGCGAGACAGCGGACTACAGTGCGATTACTACGTGGGGTGTGTTTTACCCGGAAGAAGCTGGGGGCCCCGCGAACCTTATCTTGCTGGATGCGAAGAAGGGGCGATGGGATTTTCCTGAGTTGAAAGACATTGCGTTGGAGCAATACAAATATTGGGAGCCAGAAACGGTAATTATCGAGGCAAAAGCCACAGGGACCCCTCTGACCCACGAACTGCGGCAGGTCGGCATACCGGTTGTAAATTTCACGCCTAGTCGTGGTAATGATAAGTTATCAAGAGTACATTCTATCTCTCCGCTGTTTGAAGCGGGGATGATCTGGGCTCCGGATGAGAGTTGGGCGCACGAAGTAATTGAAGAGTGTGCTGCATTCCCGAACGGGACCCACGATGACTTGGTGGACAGCACGACGCAGGCGTTGATGCGATATCGCCAAGGGAACTTTGTGAGCCTGCCCAGTGACGATTGGGAAGAAGGCTATGCGTCGAGTCAATTAGTTTCGGCGGCTAATTATTATGGATAAATTTTATTTTTTTGAGGGCACGTCATGCTACCAATGCTTTTGAGAATGTTAGGTGCCGCAAAAAGCCGAGCTATGAAACAAGGGCGGGAGTTGGCTGAAGAGTCCATGACTGCGGTGACTCGCAAACGTCTGGAAGCAAAGCAACGTAAGACGATGGACGAAATAAACGACCTTCGACGGCAGATCAAAGAACAAACACCGCCAGACCAGTTTCCACCCGAAGGGTTTTCAGAAGGTGGTCGTGTAATCGGACCGGGGCTCTCGGGCCTATTGCGTGGTTACACACAGGGACCCCTTGCACGTGTTTCACGTGAAACACAAGAACCTGTTGGCATGTTCCGTGGTGGAGGCATGGGTCGTTTTGTACCCGAACTAGATTTTTCAAATGTGCAGATCGATCCATCTGCATTACCCGCTTACGCAGTTCCTGCACAAGCCGCAGAGGCTCTTGCGGCACAGCAGGCGACACAAACAACTCCGGCAGCCGCGCCAGCGATGCCTACGACACAAGATTTGATAGCGCAACAAAGGGCTCTTGAACAGGCGGCGGCTTTCCAAAACCCCGAAGGCATGCCAGAACAGACTATTTATGGCACAGCACCGAACCAAACCCCGTTTGAACCGGGCATGTTGTTATACGAAGGCACGGACGTCCTTCAATCCCCGACCATAGAAAACTATCAAAATCGCGGCGGTACACGACCTGTCGACACAACGCCGGTAGCCACAACACCTGTTGAGACTGTAGAAGTAGCAGCCGATCCCGTGGCTACTACGCCGGTAGCTACCACTCCTGTAGCTACCACTCCTGTAGCAACGACGCCCGTTGCGGCAGCGCCTGTCGAAACCACTCCGGCGGCGGTAGCCGAAGCCCCTGTAGCCGCTCCGGTTGCAACGGTTCCTGCCGACCCTGTTTATTTGCCCCCTGCAGAGGTAGCCCCTGTGGTTGCTGGGCCATCCGCAGCAGAAATATTAGCCGCTGAACAAGCTGCAGCAGACGTACTTGCAGCACAAGAGGCCGAACAAATCCGAATCGCAGAAGAAGAGGCTGTACGCGTGGCGGCAGAACAAGAAGCCATTCGTATTGCAAACGAGCAAGCGGCAGCGGATCTATTAGCGCAGCAAGAAGCGGCTCGCATAGCTCAAGAACAAGCCGCCGCCGAAGAAGCTCAAAGGCTTGCGTCTGAATTGCTTGCTGCCCAAGAAGCAGAAAAGGCCCTGATAGCAGAACAGTTGGCTGCGGAACAACTAGCGGCAGAGCAGCTTGCAGCACAACAAGCTGCACAGTTAGTCGCAGATCAAGAAGCCGCCGCCCAGCTTCAAGCAGCGGAGCAGTTGGCTGCCCAGCAAGCAGCGGATCGTGTTGCAATGGAAGCACAGATAGCTGCCACGCCTGATCCCGATCCTATTTACGAGGCACCTACACAAGGTGAGCTTTTGCAGGCCGCAGAAACCGCACAAGCAGCCGAAGCGCCGTTATTTACTACACCGACAGAAACAGACACGGCAATCGATCGGGGAGCGTATGGTCGACCGACCGGTCTGGGTCTTACCGGTATTCAATCGTTACTCAATCGGGTGGATCTCGATGTGGCGGACACGATATCGCCATACACCACCGGATTCCCGACAACCCAAGGCATGGACATTCAGCGCACGTACATGCCGTTTGAGGGTACAGAAGAAGAGCGTGCAACAGGCTACACGATGCCTGTGTACAAACCCGTAGCTCAACAAGCGGTACCGTCGTTGTTTGACACGACTGATTTTACTGACATTGATCCCGACGCGTTTACCGCAGGGTCAGCAGCACCGGGGGAAAACTCCGGCATTATTAATACGGGCACCCAAAGCACGGCCCCCGGCACGTTTGGACTAGAACCTACGCAAATGTATCGATGTGGTAACGGTTACATCCTGAACTTTGTAAATGGCAAACCCGTTTGTGTACGACAAGGTGGCGGGGGTCCGGGAAAACCGGCTCGTAAAGATCCCGAAATTGTTGACATAGCGAATCCGGGTGGTATGCGCTACGGGGGTGATGTAGGCTTGAATCGAGGCATCGGTAGCTTTGGAGCTTAGATATGGCAAATGGTGACACACCTCCTGTTTCTTTAATGGATCGTCAAGGTATGGACCTTGACTTAGACGACGTGCAGGCGGTGGAAGTCGAGGCTTTGCCCGGCGACATATCGACACGTGTAGAGATAGAAGGCGTTGAGATCGTTGAAGAGGACGATGGCGGCGCTACTTTAGACTTTGACCCGTTTCGTAATCGAGATCGAGAAGACGACTTTTACGACAACCTTGCAGAGTTTCTACCTGATTCGGTGCTTTCCCAAGTTTCGAACGAGCTCATGGATCAATACAGCGCCAACCGTGCATCTCGACAGGATTGGGAAGACGCGTACTCCAAGGGCCTTGAGCTTTTGGGCTTCAACTACGAAGAGCGTACAGAGCCCTTTCGGGGCGCTACTGGCGTAACACACCCACTTTTGGCAGAAGCAGCGGTTCAGTTCCAAGCGCAGGCGTTTAACGAGCTATTGCCAGCGAGCGGCCCAGTACGAACCACGGTCCTTGGCTCACAGAGCACGGACAAGATGGACCAAGCCAAGCGTGTTCAAGACTTTATGAATTACTACATCACTAATGTGATGGAGGAATACACGCCTGAGTTTGACCAGATGCTGTTTTATTTGCCCTTGGCAGGGTCAACATTCAAAAAAGTTTACTTCGACGACGCTTTAGGTCGGCCTGTTTGTAAATTTATACCGGCAGAGCATCTTGTTGTGCCGTATGAGAGCAACGATCTGGAGACTTGTCCGAACATAACGCACATCGTGCGTATGTCATTGAACGATTTGCGCAAACAACAGGTCAGCGGCTTCTACCGGGACATCAAAGTACTGCCTTCGCAGCCTGATTCGACCAGTGTCAGCGACGAAATTGACTACATTGACGGAACGAGGGCTTCTAGTGTCGATTATGACTGCACTTTGTTGGAGTGCCATGTCGATTTGGACCTTGAAGGGTACGAAGACACGGACGAAGACGGTGAAATGACGGGCATCAAAGTGCCTTACATCGTTACGATCAGTGAAGACAACGGCAAAGTGTTGTCAGTGCGCAGAAATTACCGTGAAGACGACCCTTTGACGGCCAAAATCCAGTATTTTGTTCATTACAAGTTCCTACCGGGCTTCGGTTTCTATGGAATGGGCTTGATTCACACGATTGGCGGTCTTTCTAGGACTGCAACCGCTGCTTTACGTCAATTAATCGACGCAGGCACGCTTTCTAACCTGCCTGCAGGCTTCAAAGCACGTGGTTTGAGGATCAGAGACGACGATGACCCTCTACAACCCGGTGAATTCAGAGATGTAGACGCTCCGGGCGGCGTGATACGCGATAGTTTGATGCCTTTGCCCTTCAAAGGGCCGGATGGCACGTTATTTCAGCTTTTAGGCTTTGTAGTCAGCGCGGCTCAAAGATTTGCAACTATTACCGATATGAAGGTAGGTGATGGCAATCAATCGGCGGCGGTTGGCACGACGATTGCTATGATTGAGCAAGGCGGTCGTGTTATGAGCGCCATACATAAGCGCCTACATTACGCCATGAAAGTAGAATTTCGGATTTTGGCGCGTGTGATGAACGAAAGCCTGCCAGATGTGTACCCGTACGCCGTTGCGGGGGCCGATCAGGCGGTGAAATCCAAGGATTTTGATGAACGTGTAGACGTATTACCGGTTTCTGACCCAAATATCTTCTCGCAAAGCCAGAGGATCGCTTTGGCTCAGACTGAACTACAACTTGCTATGCAGGCGCCGCAGATACACAACATGCCGCAGGTATATCGTCGAGTTTACGACGCTATGGGTGTCAGAAATGTAGATCAGATCTTGAACGCTGAAGTGCCCGACGAAGTGCGCCCGAAAGATCCTGCGCAGGAAAACATGGACGCCCTTGAGAACGTGCCTTTAGAGGCTTTTAAGGGTCAAGATCACATGGCGCACATACAGTCCCACCTGTTGTTCGTAACCGGCGGTGTGGCCGCTACGTTGCCACAGGTGGTGCTTACGATACAGAAGCACATCTTGAACCATATTCAGTTGATGGCAGAAGAGCAGGCAGAGGCTGCTTTTGCTCAACAGAACCCGAATGTGGCCATTGCAGATCCTACGAACAATGCACCGTTCCAAGCGATGGTGGCGCAGTTTGTAGCACAAGGAATGCAACAAGTTGTCGCACTGGGTCAGCAGATTCAGCAGGCAGGTCAGCCACAAGAGCAGCAAGGACCCGATCCGTTGATTGCGTTGAAAGAGCAAGAACTGCAACTCAAGGCGCAGCAAGAGCAAAACGACGTGGCAGAGGAGCAGGCCAAACTGCAGTTGGAGCGTGAAAAACTTGCTCAACGTGAAGCAAACTTCCAGCAGAGGCTGGCAAGTCAAGAATCTCAGACTCAAGCACGCATTCAAGCGGGCATTGAGCGGGAGCTTTTGAAACAAAGAGGTGACGCATGAGAACAGTCAAAGTAAATGGCGTAACGCCAAAAGAACCGCCTACGCCCGTTGCGAAAGCGGAGATACAGAACCAAGGCAGTATTCCGTACGCAGTTGCGAAGGAAGAAGCTACGCCAAACACAATGACAGCAAAAATTACACGCGGTAAAAAGCGTGGAATGGGTGCTGCTTTGCGTGGCGGGGACTTTACAATCGCATAAAACGCGATAGTATCGGAGTTGCTCGGATAATAAACGACGAGGAAACTCATTGAACGATCTAGATGTCGTACAGTTTGTACAAAAAACATTAAAAGGTCGCAAAGCCCAAATTCAGGAACTCATGTCTGAAGGCGGGATCAAAGATATGGAACATTACAGAGAATGCATGGGTGAAATCAGAGCGTGCGATTACGTTTTGGTTGAGCTCTCTGAAATGCTTGAAAAACAGGAACAAAGAGATGCCTGATACGAATGAAGCACTGGATGTGTCCGGTTGCTACGTCGCAGATGAAAACCGGGTCTTAGACCCGTCCTTAGTAGACAAAGAGCTTATCGAACGCTTGCCACAGCCAACCGGCTGGCGCATTTTGATTATGCCTTTCCGCCCACCTGAAAAAAGCGACGGCGGTATTTTACTTGCTCCTAAAACTCTAGAAGAGGACGTAATACAGACTCAGGTCGGTTACGTGCTCAAAGCTGGGCCGCTTGCTTACAAGGATAAAGAACGCTATCCGACAGGCGAGTGGTGCAAAGAAGGCGATTGGGTGATCTTTGCTCGATACGCTGGTTCTCGTTTCCGTTTGAACGGCGACAAAAAAGCTGCCTTTGGTAGCGAAGTTCGCATGCTCAATGACGACGAAATATTGGGAACAATTCTAGATCCGAAAGATATTTATCACGGTTAGGGGATAACACATGGCAGAGTCAAGACCCGCCCATGAAGCGGATGATGGTCAGATCGACCTAGAATTCACAGAAGATGCGCAAGAAATTATTTTAGATGAGCCGGAAACGGCAGCAGAAAGCACCGTTGAAACCGCTGTAAGCGAAGACGGCACAGAAGACGAGCACGAACAATACGGCAAGTCTGTTCAAAAGCGTATTAATCAGCTTACAAAACGGGCGCGCGAAGCCGAACGAGAGCGCGAAGAAGCCGTTAAATTTGCTCAAGCCGTTCAACAAGAAAACAGCAGTGTCAAACAACGTCTTCATAACTTAGATAAGAGTTACATCGACGAGTATGGCAACCGCGTTTCTTCTGAACAGCAGCGAGCCAAAGACGAATATAAAACGGCGATTGAGACAGGCGATACAGATCGCCAGTTAGCTGCTCAAGAGAAGATGCAGCAATTAGCCGTAGCAGCAGATCGTCACGCACAGGCCCGAGCACAAAGAGAAGCGCAATCTGCTCAAGTTCAAGCCGAGATTGAACAGCCTGTTTATCAGCCTGCTCCGGCAACACAAAAACCAGATCCACGCGCTGAAGATTGGGCTGAATCAAACCCTTGGTTTGGTGAAGACTCCGCTATGACCTTTGCGGCCTTTGGGATTCACAAAGAATTGATCCAAGAAAAAGGTATGGACGGCACTAGTGACGAATACTATAGTGCTTTGGATTCAAGAATTAGAGAGTCTTTTCCTCATAAGTTTGCAGATGAAGAAGAGACTACGAATACACGCCGGACTACACAAACTGTAGCCGGGGTATCTCGTCCGTCGAAAGGCGGGCGCGGCAAAAAGGTTAGACTCTCCCCTAGCCAAGTAACTATTGCCAAACGATTGGGAGTGCCGCTTGAAGAATACGCGAAGTACGTGAAGGAGTAGACATGACAGATTCAACAGACAGAGAGATTGAGGCTATCAAGAAGACTTCTCGCGCAAAATCATCGAGGGCTGCGACTGCTAAACGCACGCCGTGGTCCCCCAAGTCAAATTTAGATGCTCCACCCGCGCCGGATGGATATAAGCATCGTTGGATTAGAGCAGAAACCCGTGGGTATGACGACACTAGCAATATTAGTGCTCGGCTACGCGAGGGTTATGAACTTGTTCGACGGGACGAATATCCAGATTTTGAGGCCCCTACGATAGATTCGGGTAGATATGAAGGAGTATTTGGAGTTGGCGGATTGCTTCTGGCTAGGATTCCACTGGAAACAGTAGCAGAACGAAACGCTTACTTTACACAAAAGCATGCGGATCAAGTTGAAGCTGTTGAAACTGATGTCCTACGCGAGAATGCACACTCAACGATGCGGATTGGCAAACCTGAACGCCAATCTCGTGTTACTTTTGGTGGTCCTCGTAATAATTAGGTATTAGGAGACTTTTATGGCAAATCAGGAAACCGCGTACGGTCTACGCCCAATCGGGTTGGTAGGTAGTGCGACGAACTCCACAGGTGTGACTAAGTATGAGATCGCATCTGACAATACAAACGCTATCTTCCAGTACAGCATTGTTGTCCCTCTCGCCGCAGGCGTGATTGACCAAGCTGGCGCTACTGATGGCGGTACTACACAAGCCCTTGGGGTTTTAGTAGGTATTGAGTACGTCGATAGCACAACTAAAAAGACCACGTTCTTAAACTATTGGCCCGGAGCCAACAGCGTAAGCGTTGACACGAACTTCCCTGTCAAAGCCCTCGTTGCTGACAATCCGATGCAAACTTTCCAAGTAGCAAGTGACGCGACTTTAACTAATCGCGCAACTGCTTTGGCTGGTGTTTTCGCAAACGCAAGCCTTGGAACTTCTGCTCGTTCGGGTTCTACAGACACCGGTCGATCTACTTCGGCGTTGGGTGTGTCAACTATTGCAACTACAGCTACATTGCCGCTGAAAATCATGGGCATCGTCGATGACGACGCTAACAGTGATTTTGCTGCAGCCGGTATACCGCTGATCGTTCGCATTAATGCGCACTACAACTCACCGAATGCTCGATTCGATTCACAAACCACTGCCACCACAACTGGCATCTAAGGTAGGAGAAATTCAATGCCTATTACTCGCGCACAATTAGCGAAAGAGCTTGAACCCGGCCTAAATGCTTTGTTCGGCTTGGAGTATGATCGTTACGATCAAGAGCACGCTGAAATTTTTGACGAAGAAACTTCTGACCGAGCGTTCGAAGAAGAAGTCATGCTTTCAGGGTTTGGTACTGCCCCTGTGAAATCAGAAGGCACCGCAATTTCATTTGATGACGCGCAGGAGACTTACACTGCACGATATACGATGGAAACAATAGCGTTGGCTTTTTCGATCACCGAGGAAGCCATAGAAGACAATTTGTACGACCGTCTGGCAGCACGTTATACACGCGCACTAGCTCGTTCGATGTCTCAAACCAAGCAAATCCGTGCAGCTACCGTTCTGAACAATGCATTCAGCACTGGATCACCGATTGGTGATGGTGCGGCTCTTTGTTCAGCGGCTCACCCCTCTATCTCTGGTAACCAAACAAACCTTTTGGCAACTGCTGCCGACCTCAATGAGACGTCGCTTGAGCAAATGCTGATTGAAATTGCTGGTTTGACCGACGAAAGAGGTCTGAAGATTGCCGTTCGTGGAATGAAGTTGATCATTCCAAAAGAACTGCAATTCATCGCAGAACGAGTGCTGAACTCAAACCTGCGTTCCGGAACGGCGGATAATGATATTAACGCCAACAAGTCAATGGGTATGCTTCCTGACGGTGCAGTAGTGAACCACTTCCTTACGGACAGTGACGCTTTCTTCATCAAGACAGACGCTCCTAACGGCTTCAAACTGTTCAACAGAACCCCCATCAAAACAGCGATGGAAGGGGACTTTGACACCGGCAACATGCGCTTCAAAGCTCGCGAAAGATACTCTTTCGGCGTCAGCGATTGGCGTGCCGTGTTTGGTACTCCGGGCGCGTAAAGCAAGCTTTTGCTGCTTTGGAAGGGCGACTATGTCGCCCTTTCTTTTTGCCTGTTGTTTAGTTATTGTTGACTGATCCTGACAGCCGCATTCCGTGGCTGACACCGGCCAAGACAGGAGAAAATCATGGCTAATACTACTTTCAACGGTCCCGTCCGTTCAGAGAACGGTTTTACTGTAGTTTCAAAAAATGCCACTACTGGCGCTTTTACCGATGTTGCAAACATTGCCTCTACGGGCATTGTTACGAACAAGTACGTCAAGCACGTAGGTTTTGCCACAGGGGTAACGGTTAACACCACTGCTGGCGATAGTCCTTCTATTGGCGAGTTCACGCAGCCTGCCAACACAATCATCACTGACATCAAGATCTTCTGTGACACCTCACCAGTTATTGGTACGGGTGACATTGGTTATGAGGTTGGTACTTCGTCTTCTGGCGCACAGATTGTTGCGGCAGTGACTGATGAGATTTTGGACGGCGGTACGACTGTTGTTGAGCACAACGTAACCACAACAACGCTTGTGGCCCAGACGCAAAGCGGCACTACGGCCCCTGCTTCTGTTCAGTACACTTCTGCTGCAAGAACGATTTTCTGCAACATCACTAATACCGTTGATGCGACTACTGCAGGATCTTTTACTTTCATCATTGAGTATGTGCAGATCGCTTAATAGGAGAAGTCTATGTCAGGCTCAGATGTAATTTCAGTTACTATTACGGCTGACACTGTTGCAGCGGATGATGATGGAATATCCGCAAATGCGGCAGTAGGCAACAACGCCGCCTTGACGATAGGTGGCGCATTAGCCTCCGGTGGATCTGTGACACTTAGTCATGCCAGAAAGGTGACTATCACTTCAGCGGGCGATGACGACGAAATATCTTTTACCGTAGTCGGTACAGACGTAAACGGCGATTCTCAAACTGAAACGGTCACTGGTGCGAACGCAGGTGTTGCGACTAGTAGTAACTTCTTTTTGACGATAGCGAGTATCACGGCAGTAGGCGATCCAGCGGGCAACGTGAAAGCAGGCATCAGCGCCGACGCTTCCGACGTTATTTTTGCAGGTAGGGCTCGATTAAAAGGCGCCTTTTTGACCAGCACGGCAAACGCGGGCAACGTGGATTTTTTGACCACTAGTCCTTCGGGCACTAGCTTGATGAAGATAAGCTCCGTGGGGTCTGCTACTGCTACAAGAGACGTGATCGTGCCAGAAGAAGGTGTTTTGTTCACTGCCGGTATTTTTGTGCAATATACGGTAAGCACGTTTTTGACTCTAACTACTTTTCATGCATAACGATGGCGACAACCAAAGACGTTAAAAGAACACCCTCGGGCCGCTTACAGTACCGAGGTGAAACTTTTTCTGGGTACAACCAGCCAAAAAGAACACCGGGCAAAAACAAAAAGTCCGCAGTTCTTGCAAAAAAAGGCACCGAGGTAAAGATAGTACGGTTTGGAGATCCAGACATGACTATTAAAAAAAGCCAACCGGGTCGTCGTAAGAACTTTAGAGCCCGCCATAATTGTGACACTGCGAAAGATAAATTTACCGCTAGGTATTGGAGTTGTGACGCATGGTAATGACACGCGGAGACATGCCCAGAGGTTTGACCTATTACGCGAAGGGCGGCGGCGCCTCAAAAAAAAGTAAAGGCAGCAAAATATGTCCTGCGGGCAAAGCTTGGGCAAAACGCACTTTTGACACGTATCCGTCAGCTTACGCAAACATGGCGGCATCGAAATACTGTAAAGACCCCAATTACGCCAAAGGCAGCAAAAAGAAAAAGTAATGGACATCTATCGTGTGCAGACAGGGACTAAATACGGGACGTTGTTTGCAAACGATGACGACAATCTTGCTGAACTTAAATCTTGGTTTTTGACCCAAGTTAGAGCCGACTTAGAGGAAGATAGCACTCTTACCGACAGTGTAATTGATCAAACGATAGCGAACTGGCAAAACACCTTTGACGAGTTGTCCAAAACTATTTCATACGAGGCAACAGACAAGGGGCTTTGCGAGTCTTTAGCAGGCGGGTATGTCGCTGCAGGTGGTAACACCATCATCAACAAAAGCATGGGTCTTGAGGCGTGGAGCTAGATAGATGGGCGAGTTAAAGAAATGGCGCGATCAAAATTGGGTTCGTATCAACGCCGAAGGCGATATTGTCGGCAAATGTGGCACATCTCCTGACAAGCGAAACCCTGATCGTTGTTTACCCGAGTCGAAAGCAAGAAGTCTGACGAAAGAGGAGCGTGCAGCAACCGCGCGCAAAAAGAAGAAAGAAGGCAAAAAGGGCAAAACAGTAGTGGCAAACACGAAGAAAGCCACTGTAAAGATGCGGAATGGGGGCGAGGTTCGTCAACAGATCGCCAGAGGTTGCGGCGCTATTATGAGCGATCGCAGGAAAAAAACGAAATATCTGTGAGGTTGATATGTCTAGAGTAAATCTTGGAATGGGCGGATTTAAGAAAAAAGCATCGCCTAAAAAGAAAAACATGAAAAGCAAGGGTAGCGCACAAGGCGTCAAAATGAAGTCGAAAGGCGGCGCTATGGGCGGTAAAAAAGAAATGATGCCCGGCGGCATGAAAAATGGTGGCGGCGTTAAGCCAAAAGGCATGAAGAATGGCGGCAAGATGGCTACTAAAGGCTATCGAATGGGCGGCAAGGTCAAGAAAAAAGGTGACAAGGTAGGCGGCAAAATCTAAGAATGGCCTATTTACAATCTAACATCCCGCACTTTAAGTGCTGGGTGCGGCGTGAATACACGCACAACCATGAGAAATATCACGGGGAATTTCTTCATGCAATGGTGATTGGTGTCACTACGATGCCGTGTAGGTGCTTGAGTTTTCAAGTCATTTTTACCGGCATAGAAGCGGAAGGCGAAGAAGAGGACACGGTGCATGGTGGTGCAATGTGGGCTCGCATGCCGATTACCGCTTTAGTAGGCGATATTCCATTAGAAGAGTGGCCGGAAGCTATGCCGGTGTGGGCTGCGCAACCTTGGGATTGTAGCTCACACCACCACGCGGTCTACGTTTTGGATCGAGCTACGCCTTGTCCTTGGTTAGCCAAGATTGACGGTGAAATGTACCCGGCAAAGTATTTGTTTACGGTGGATTACACAGAGAGCGAGATTGCGGATGATCCTGCCCAGCACAAGCAAAGTCATGTTTTGCAGTTGCTCGACGCAGGAAGTTGGACCGGTAATATAGTGGCTCTGCCTAATAACAGAGTGCGTGTTACGCATCCGGCATGGTTTGAAACAGGAGAGGGTGGACCAGACTTTAAGCCATCTGCGCATATACATTACTCAAAATCCGATTTAGATTACACGCTTGATGTAAACCAAATTTTTGACAACTTATATAATGACAACTAGCAGCAGCAAAAACTTTGAATTAGACGTTGCCGAATATGTCGAAGAGGCATTTGAACGCTGTGGGCTAGAGGTCCGTACGGGCTACGATTTGAAAACCGCCCGCAGGTCGTTGAATTTGTTGTTTGCAGATTGGGCAAACCGTGGGCTCAATCAATGGACGATCGAACAAACAACGATAACCCTAGCAACAGGTATCACAGAGTACCCCGGCGGCACTTTGACAATGACTGTTGGAGATTCGGGTTCTTTCTCCGTAGCAGAAACGATTACGGGTGGCACTAGCGGCGCCACGGCGTCGATTACTAGCAAACCTAGTTCTACTACTCTAGCGATTACAATACCAAGCGGCACTTTTTCGGCTTCTGAAACCATCACGGGTGGCACCAGTGCGGCTACGACGACGGTTAGTGCGGCGGTCGATTTCGGTGACGTGCGAAGCACCATCGACATATTATCGGCGGTTGTTACAAGAGACAGCACCGATTTCCAAATAGAACGTGTGAGTCGGTCTAGCTACCTCAACATACCAAACAAAGCTCAAACCGGTAGGGTGAACGAGTTTTTCTTAGACAGACAGATCACGCCGATACTCAAAGTTTGGCCTGCGCCCGAAAATAACACGGATGTCGTCAAGTTCAATCGATTGACTCGTATTGACGATGCAGATACCAACACCAACACTGTTGACGTCCCCTTCCGTTTCTACCCTTGTTTGACCGCTGGTTTAGCGTATTACCTAGCGATGAAGCGTAATCCTCAAATGATGGGTGTGTTGAAGCAGGTGTATGAAGAAGAAATGCAACGCGCGATGGACGAAGATCGTGATCGTGCTTCGTTACGAATTAGCCCGTCGTACGATTACTACAGGACCTAAAGATGTCTGGTTTCGCTAACGGCAAAAACGCATACGGTATCTCCGATCGCTCTGGCTTTCGATACAAACTGCATCGTATGAAAAAAGAGTGGAACGGCTCTCTAGTAGGACCGGACGAATACGAAGCCAAACAACCGCAGTTGTTTCCACCACCGAATGTCAGCGACCCGCAGGCGATTAGGAATGCTCGTCCAGACCGGGTAGAACCTTTGGTTATTACGGTAGGTGTGCCTTTATTGACTGAAAAACGATTTATTCCTGTCAAAGCTACAGGCCAAGTCGGCAACGTCGAGGTATCTACGCCATGAGTTTTACTCTTGCCACCTTAAAAACTGCTGTGCAGGACTATTGCGAAACGGCAGAGACTACGTTTGTAAACAACTTGCCGGTTTTCATCAAAGAAGCAGAAGAGCGCATACTCAAAAACATTGAGTTGCCTTTCTTTCGTAAGAATGTGACGGGTACTGCTGCGTCGGGCAATACTTATTTGTCGACGCCCACTGACTTTCTAAGCCCCTACAGTTTGGCTTTGATATCTAGTAGTGACTACGAGTACTTGTTGTTCAAGCAGGTTTCTTTTATACGGTCGTATACACCGAATCCGGCAACCACGGGCACCCCCAAGTATTACGCTTTGTTTGACGATACGACGTTTATTCTAGCGCCAACACCGAACACGACCTTCACTTTCGAACTGCATTACAAGTATCGGCCCGATTCTTTAACAGCGGGTGCGGATAGCGGGACGACTTGGCTTTCAACCAACGCGCCTGACGCAATGTTGTACGGCTCTTTGGTTGAGGCGGCTACTTTCCTCAAGATCCCCGAGGAAGCAGCGGGATACGATCAGCGTTTCGCGCAAGCAGTAGCGGCTTTGAAGGCTTTGGGCGAAGATTATGGTGCCCGAGACGAGTATCGTTACGACATTTCAAAAGGTAGATAGACATGTTTGCTGCTGTTTCTGAATCAGGGTTAGGTCAAGTTTCTGTTGCAACAACAACAAACAAAGGCCACGACCCGGAGTTTTGGGCCCAAGCCATATCGGACAGGGTTGTGAGCGTTGGTGGTAATTGTCACCCGGTTATTGCAGAGCAAGCAGAGGCGTTTAAAGAAGCGGTCAAAGTCACGGCTTTGTATTATATTAAGGAAGCGATAAAAAGCGACCGAACCACACTTATAGGTGAGTTGGAAAAACAAGGCCAGAGTGAAATGGCTAACATAATCAGGAGACTATAATGGCTATCACAACAGCACTATGCACCAGTTTCAAACAAGAAATACTGGAAGCCGTCCACAATTTCAAGAACTCTGGTGGTAGTACCTTTAATCTTGCGCTATACACTAGCTCTGCTAGCTTGGGCGCTGGTACGACTGCATATACCACTTCCAACGAAGTATCGGGCACCAATTATACTGCCAAAGGTGCGTCTCTGACGCGGGTTGACCCTAGTACGTCGGGAACTACAGCACTCACAGACTTTGCAGACCTGACATTTTCAAATGCAACAGTGACTGCGAGAGGCGCACTGATATTCAATGACAGTGCTTCGGGCGATCCAGCAGTGTGTGCGCTTGATTTTGGCGGTGATAAAACATCGACTGCTGGTGATTTCACCATTCAGTTTCCTGCAGCTGATGCATCTAACGCGATAATAAGAATCGCTTGAGATGTTGTGGCCCAACAAACTCAACAGAGGCGGATGACCGAAGAAGAGTATTTAGAATGGGTCAAACAGCAGCAAGATCAAAGTCATAACCAATAGGATTTAACGTGTGGCGAATGTTACTGGCTGGGGTAGAGGCACTTGGGGCCAAGGCACATGGGGTGAACCAATCCCAGTTGTTGTCACGGGTGTCGCAGGGACTTCAGCCGTTGGCACAGTTACAGTTGCGGCAGCAGCTAATACTTCGGTTACAGGCGTTGCAGGAACGAGCGCAGTTGGATCTGTCACCGTTGCAGCGGCGGCTAACACAAGCGTCACAGGCGTTGCAGGCACAAGTGCAGTCGGTTCAGTCACAGTTACAGCAGCCGCTAACACGTCAGTTACAGGCAATGTCGGAACGTCTGCAATCGGTACGATCACCGTCGATGCGGCAGGCACAGCCGTTGTCACAGGCGTTTCTGGAACGGCATCCGTCGGATCGATTACGACAGACGCCGCAGCAAATGTATCCGTTACAGGTAACGCTGGTACGTCTGCGCTTGGTACTATCTCGCTGGTTACAAACAACACGATCAGTGTTTCAGGGTTTGAACTTACATCAGCGATTGGAACTGTCACTGCGACTGCAGCGGCTGACGTTGCTGTTACAGGTGTGTCTGCTGATGGTTTGTGTGGCGGCGCGTTGGTTTGGGGAAAAGTTGTTCCGGGCCAAGACGCAAGCTGGTCTACTATTGATGACAGTCAAACGCCAAATTGGGAAGAGGTAGCATAGTGGTTCGTAAAGTAAAAAAAGTTATAAAAGGTTTAGAAAAAGCCTCTAAGACTCATAAGAAGCAGGCTGAGACTTTGAAAAAACATGTGGCTTCTATGAAGAAACCGAAGCCCAAAAGCCGGAGAAAATAAATGGCAACTTATGTAAACGACTTACGGCTCAAAGAGATTGCCACTGGCGATGAGAGCGGAACTTGGGGAACAAGTACAAATACCAACCTTGAATTAATCGCAGAGGCATTTAGCTTTGGCACAGAAGCGATCACGACGAATGCTGATACTCATACTACTACTATCGCTGATGGTTCTACTGATCCCGGTAGGAGTATTTTCCTTAAGTACACTGGCACACTCGATTCTGCTTGCACAATAACTATTGGCCCGAATACCGTAAGTAAGCTGTGGCTCATAGAGAATGCAACCAGCGGGTCACAGACAATCATTATTAAGCAGGGCAGTGGCGCGACGATCACAGTCCCGAATGGTCAGACCAAAGCAATTTACAGCGACGGTGCTGGCTCTGGCGGTGCGATGGTTGATGCTTTCCAAGATCTGTCGATCCCGGACTTGTTCATTGACGATGACCTGACGTTTACCTCTGATAGCGCAGTCATTACCTTTGGTGCAGATGGCGATACGACGCTTACGCACACAGACGGATCTGGCTTGACGCTGAACTCTACGAACAAGATCATGTTCAACGACGCGAGCCAGTTCATACAAGGCTCGTCTGCTACGGTCTTGGCGCTCGGTGCGACGGATGAGATTGATCTTACTGCTACGCTTATAGACATCAACGGTAACGCCGACGTATCAGGCACTGTTACCGCGACAGGCACTTCTGTGTTTGCCAGCCTAGACATCTCAGGCGACATAGACGTTGATGGCACCACTAACTTAGATGCTGTTGATGTAGATGGTGCAGTAAACTTCGCAGCAGACGTAACCTTCGCTGACGGTGCAGACATCATCACTGCATCCGCTGGCACCTCCAACTTCCGCGCAGGTGTCAACGCAGGTAACAGCATAGCCTCTGGCGGCAACTACAACGTGGTCGTGGGCGATGAAGCGGGTACGGCTTTGACTACGGGTGATAACAACGTAGCCGTTGGATATGCAGCATTAAAAACTGAAGACGCTAACTCAGGCAATACTGCTGTTGGTTACCAATCTCTTGAAGACTTAAACGCAGGTGCAGACGCTTACAACACGGCGCTAGGCTATATCTCAGGAACCGACATCACTACAGGTGTACGCAACACGATTATCGGCGCGTTTTCTGGAGATGACTTAACTGATGCAGACTATAATGTAACTTTAGGCTTTGGTACATTAGGTTCAGACACCAAAGGCAGTAAGACTGTTGCTATTGGCGTAGATGCGCTTTCTGCTCAAAACTTTACTACTTCAACCGATGCGCTTAACGTAGCTGTTGGATATAACGCAGGGGTGTCAGTCACCACGGGAGTTGAGAACACCCTTATCGGCGGGTTAGCTGGTGACGCTTTAACTGATGCAGATCACAATGTCGCTGTTGGTGTTCTTGCTTTAGGTGCTGATACTTTAGGTAGCAGAAGTATTGCTATTGGTTATGCAGCATTAAGCACTCAAAACTTTACCACGGCTACTAACGTTTATAATGTAGCCGTTGGACACGCTGCTGGTAATAACGTCACCACGGGAGTTGAGAATGTTGTAATAGGCGGTCTTGCTGGCGATGCGCTTACTACTGGTTCTGCAAACGTGGCTTTGGGTACAGAAGCCCTTAGCGCAGAGGACGGACACGGTAGAAATACAGCAATAGGTCATCAGGCTTTGTTAGTACAAAACGCTGGTGCTGATGCTTATAACGTGGCTGTTGGCTTTCAAGCTGGTAAGGCAGTCACCACGGGAACCCTCAACACCCTTATCGGAGGCCTAGCTGGTGATGCAATAACTACAGCGACAGATAGCACTTTTGTCGGTTATCTTGCAGGTTCTGCTACTACAGAAGGAAATCACAATACAGGTATAGGCTCAAACGCTCTTGCGGCTAATACTGGCGGTCAAAATACCGCAGTAGGGCGTGATGCTTTAGCAGCTAATACTTCCGCAAGTTTCAATACAGCGGTGGGTAGGTCTGCTGGTGCGGCAATTACTACAGGCAATAGAATTGTTGCCCTTGGTAAGGATGCCTTGTTAACAGATACTTTAGGGAACAGAGCAACAGCGGTAGGTGTTGGCGCTTTACAGACTCAAAACTTCACCACATCAACGGACAATTATAATACAGCGGTAGGTTTTATTGCTGGTCAGTCAATCACCACGGGAATTGAAAATACTCTCATCGGAGGACTTGCCGGTGATTCTCTTACTGATGCCGATAAAAACGTGGCAGTGGGTAGAGGAGCAATAGGTTCTGACACACTAGGAAGTAGGTCGGTAGCTGTTGGTTTTCAGGCTTTAGGGGATCAAAACTTTACTACAGCTACAGATGTTTACAATGTGGCAATGGGTTACGAAGCAGGGACGTCAGTCACCACGGGAACTAGCAACACCCTTATCGGTGGCCTAGCAGGAGATGCTCTTACTACTGGCGATCAAAAC